CTCCACCTCGATGTTGTTCACGATGAGGTCGGGCAGCGGGTTGTAGTCCTCGGCGCTCATCTCCAGCGTGATGTCACCGATCAGGTTCTTGATCGTCTCCTCGGTGTCAGGGTAGGGCACCTCTTTGTAGGGGCCTGCCTTCTTGTAGAACCGGGTTCTGAACGCTGTCTTGCTGCTGCCCAGGCGCTGACCCTTGTCTACCACCAGGAACTGCCCGTGGAGGTCTTTGTAGCCGTTGCTGGCCGGGGTGCCGGTGAGCCCCGTTGTCCAGACGAAGTGATCAAGCACCCGGCGCACCGCACGCACCCTGTCGGTGGTGCTGTTCTTCATCTTGCTGATTTCGTCCCACACCACTCCGTTGAACGGAATCGGTTTGCTCTTGCTGATGTAGTAGGTGTGCAACGTTTCCGAGAGCCACTTGAGGTTCTCGTAGTTGATGAGGTAGATGTCAGCCGGCCGCAGCAGTGCGCGAGTGCGCTGATCCTTGGTGCCGGTGACCATGCTGAACTTGAGGTGCTTGGTGTGCTCCCACTTCGCAGCCTCTTGGCGCCACACCAGACGGATCACGCGGATGGGGGCGACGATGATCACAGCACGCAGGAACTGGGTGCGGATCAGGTGCGCGATGCTGGTGAGCGTGACCACTGTCTTACCCAGCCCCATGTCCAGCCACATCATCGACTGGGGGTGGGTGCATTGGAAGTTGACCGCCTTCTTCTGGTAGTCGTGGAGCAGGTTGGGGGTCAGCATGATGCGATCATCGAGTCCACCATCCGCAGTCCATCGTCCACGTTGTCGATGACGTAGACGCTGACCTTGTGCTGGCGCAGCCGCAGGTGTTCGCGCTCCTGGGCCGGCGTGGGCTTCTGCTTCTCGCGCTTGAACTCGCAGAAGAACATCTTGCCGCTGGGCAGCACAAACAGACGATCAGGCACCGCGGCGTGCGCTGGTGATGTGAACTTGTAGGCCAGCAGCCCGCGCTCACGGGCGTAGCCGCAGACCTTCGCTTCGATGTTCTTTTCAAGCATGTCAGTACCCGTGCGGCTCGATGCTGCTGGTGTTCAACTCGATCAACTTGTCGATGTAGTGCCGAGCCTTTCGCAAGTCCTCGACACCACCCTTGTCCTTCCACCGTGAGACGTACTTCACCACGTTGCCCTCGAAGTAGCCGAGTTGATTCGCAGCGATGTAGTCCCACGGTTGGATCACTTGCTTCTTGTAGTGATCGCCACCGTGTTGCACTTGGTTCACGCTAAAGCTAGACATAGTTTCTCGATCTCCTGTTGTAAGCGTTCCATTGCCGTTTGAAAATGAATTGCGTCAATCTCAATTCCCGCAAACCGTACACCACGTCGTAGACACGCTAGGGCCGTGGTGCCGCTGCCCATGTGTGTGTCCACAACAAACGACTCGGCATTGACACCCGCTTGGTCAAGACACCAATCCATCAGCGCAACGGGTTTCTGGTTTGGGTGCATCTTCTTTGCCCCACGGCTCACGTTTTCCTCACCGCGTCGGCAAATGCCGCGCCATAACTGGCGATGCATCCGGGGCACACCGCGCAGGTTCGTCCAAGCAAGTTCCACGTCGGCACCGTCGTCGGGTGTGGTGGCTTCGCGCTTGTCCCACACCAACCACTTACCGTTTGCGGGCAGTTTGTCTGCGTAATAGTTCGCGCCCCACAGCACCACCACGGGCGCAGCCTGCAGCAGTGGTCGTGGGTCAAACGGCTCGGCGTTACCAACAATCGGCGCATGCGTCGTATCAGGTCGCACCAACTTGTCACGGCTGCGCTTTTGACGGTAGTCATTACCATAGGGCGGGTCGGTCACAATGGCGGTCACGCCATGCAGCGTCGGCAACACATTACGATAATCACCTAAATACAAACTACAGCAACCAATATCGATTCTCATGCCAACCCCAGTGTCAGTTTTTCAATCTCTTGGACGTAGTAGTCAAAGTCGATCTCAGGGCCAACGTCCTTGATGTTGTTGCACACCTGCACGTTCCACCCACTCTCCACGGCGAACTTGCGCCAGTCGGTCTTGCCCTTGAGCGGCGGCATCCACTTGGTCAGCGGCTTGCCGCCCTTGGCCACGTAGTACCGGGTGGTGTTCTGCGCCTGGTGGTCACCCCACTGCAGGTAGCTGGAGCGCGGCACCTTGATGCGCAGCATGAAGTCGTGCAGGTGCGGCCAGTTCTCCACCGTCTGCCGGATCGGTGCGCCGTCCACCAGCACCTTCTCGGCCACCTTGGGGATCACCAGGCCGCCAGCGTTCTGGTGCCAGCCGGTGTTCCACTCGTAGGCGCCCTTGCGCTTGACGGTGCCATCCTCGTACTGCCCGATGTAGTTGTTCACATCGCGCAGGTACATGCGCCGGTAGCGCACCTGCTCCAGGTTCAGCCCGGTCATGTGCATCCACCATGCGCACGTCTTGTCCACAAAGTACATGTTGGCGCGGGGTACGCGCACCGTGACGCCATCGGTGTTGATCTGCACCAGCGACAGGCCGCCGATCTCCATCAGGCGCTCGGCCAGCAGGCACAGCAGCAGTTGCCCGTTGAGCGTGATGCTCATGGTGAACAGCGGGTCGTAGAACACGCTGAACTGGTTGTTGCTGTCGCCGTACACCCCATTGAGCGCCAGCTTCAGCATGGCCGATTCTGCGGACTTCTTGGGGTACTGCTTGCGCTGCTCGAACAGGTGCTTGTAGATGCTGACGAACTCTTTGCCAAGATGCGCCGGGTGGAACCCGTTGGTGATGGCAAGGTTCGGGTAGTACGAGGTGACATCGAGGTCCACGATGACGTGCTCGGCGTCCGACTCGATGACCTCAGACTCCACAGACCCGTGGATACCACCCAGGCCGAAGACGAACGTGAAGCCGTTGATGGTGGCCGTCAGGTCATTGAAGACACCTTTGGTTTCCGTGATGATCTGGTTCTTGAGCCAGTCAAGCACTCGGTTGAACTCGGGCTGCTCAAACGCAATCCACGGCAGGATGGCGTCCTTGAGCGCGATAGTCGGGCGCTTGGTCTGCCGGGGTGTGCGCCCCTTGCCGCCGTAGTCGTAGCAAGCGACGCCAGCCTCCTCCAGCTTCATCACGAAGTAGTCCTTACCGATCTTCGTGTCGTTGTGGTTGATGAAGTCGCGGTTGTACTTGTGCGTCAACTCCTCGCGGAACTTGAGCATGTCAAACGTGTGCTTGTAGAACGCCTTGGTCTGCGCCACATCGTGCTTGTTGTACTTCTTCAGCACTGGCACCTGGGCCTGCGTAAGCGTAGTGCCTACCTTAAACGGCAGGTCTTCGATGTTGTCGCTACGCATGTTGAACTCCAATACCTTCAGACTCGTGGCGCGGGCTTTGTTGTCGAAGTGGTGAATCTTGAACAGGTCGATCTGCGGCACGAAACGGTCAGACGGGTTGACCTGATGCGCCCACTTACTGTCATCCTCGTCCTGCGAGTTGATGATCGCCATCGCCTTCTGATACAGCGTGGTGGCATCGCTGTGACCCATGCGGATCAGTGTATGCAGGACAGGGTAGTCGAACCCTAGGTTGTTGAACCCGACCATGCGGGCGTTTGTGTCTTTGAGGTACTGGAGAAACGCAACGATGTCGCGTGAGTCGTTACGCCAGTCGCTGATCTCGAAGGACCAGCACAGCGGTGCTTCAGCATGCTCCACGGCCAACGTAAAGACGTTGGGGTATGTCTCAATGTCGTACACATAGTCATTACTCATTACAGTTACTCGAACGGGGGCCGAAGCCCCCGGGTTGATTACTGAGCCATCATGAAGGGTGGCAGGGGCATCGCTGGCGCAGCAGCGGGTGCAAACATGCCAACGGGTGCGGCAGCAGGCGCGAACAGGCTGGACGCATCGACTGCACCCTCACCAAACGGCTTGTCATCAGCAGCGAACTGGATAGCAATCAGGTCGCAACGGATGCCACGGCCATGCTTGTTGTCTTGCAGCCAAGGCTTCACAGCAGCGTTGACCCGGCAACCGCCGTACATCTTGCGTGTAAGCTGCTGGTAAGCCATCGTGTTAGTCGGGTCGATGGGTTGACCATCAGCCTGAATCACCTGGGGCTGGCTGTCCCGGCCTGCGGTGATGAACACATGACCAGCGTAACCGTCGTAGGGCTGGAAGGTCTTCTTGTTGACCTTCTCCTCACCACGACCGTAGCAGCGCGTCTTGCGGTCGCCTTGGATCATGCCCATAACAGTCTGGGCGTGTTCTTTCCACTTCTCCAGCGCCAGCGCACCATACTTCTGCATGAACTGCGCGAAGCCAGCGTGATCCTGCGGCATGATGAACTCGCAGTTGTAGCTGACGCGTTCCTTACCAGTGGCTTCGTTGATCTGGCGCTGTGGCTCCGCGAGGTGCGGGAAAGACAGACGGACGTTGGACAGGAAAATGATATCGGACATTACAGTTACTCCAGTTTAGGTTAGCCACGAGGGCAGGGACTCGGCAGCGGGTGCTGCTTCAACTGCGCCAAACAGAGGCGCAGCATTCAGTACGACAGCGGGGCGGCTGTCGGATTCGGGGACAACGGTCAGCTTGCCTGCCATCTTGACGACGTACTCTTTCTCCATCGTCTTGAGTTGGCGGTCTGACAGTTGCATCTT